TTTAATGTAACGCCAACGGCTTTTATATCAGCGGGTGTCATCCTCTTCGTCTTCTAACTCTACATCATCTAATTCTTGTTCTAATTCGTCTAGCTCGGCTTCGTCTTCAGCTGATATTTCATCATCAACTTCTACTTCTTCTTCGTCAGCTAGTACTTCATCATCAGTTACATCAGTCTCTAATTCTCCATCTTCTGGATTATTAAATATAGCTGCTGATAATTTTATTTTCTCTTGATCTAGAGAATCTTTTAATTTTGTGTTTAATGCATTATTAAAAGATTTCTCTGCTTTTGTAAAGTCTTTAGCATCTAAATAATCTATTAAATCACGAATTGCTTCACTGCTCATCATTTCCTCCTACGGCAGGTGTACCAAAGCTTGGTACTTGTTGTGTATCGGGTTGCTCATCATTTTTTGAATCACCTTCACCATCTATTTCTTTTTTCATGTCATCAATATCATCATCTGATAAAGATAAGACATTTTTCATGACCCATTCTTTTGAGAAGTACTCACCAATGTATTGTGATATTTGATCCATGGTTTGTAATCTTTCTCTAAGAATGTCCATATCTCTTAGTTCTGCAAAATGATTATCTCGTATATAATCTACTACGATATCATTTTTCCATTCTTCCCAATCATCTTCAGTAATAATACCTTTAAGTATTAATTGCTTCTTAAGAATACCTAAGAAGATTTGAGAGAATTTCTTTCTAAGCCTGTTAATAAATTTTTGGAATTTAATTTCATCTCTAGAGATCTCTGTTGATCTACCTAGAGAAAATTGTGCTTCTTGTTCCAATCTTTGTAGTGGAACATTTAATGAACGATACAATCTTTTTTGGAAATAGATAATATCTTCTATATTACCTAAATTGTCACCACCAGCAATAGTAGATACTTCAGTACCTCTACCACCTTCTCTTCGTGGTAACCAGAAATCTTCAAGCATAGACATATGCTTTCTATCATCTTTTATTTCACCAGTAGAAGCATCATAGACTAGTTTATTTCTATAACGAGCCATAATATCTTTCATGTATTGTTCTGCTTTACCTCTAGGTAAGTTACCAACATCTACATAGAATACTCTTCTTTCTGGTGCTCTTGCTAATCTATAGATAACAAGAGAGTCTTCCATCATCCTTAATTGGTTGATAGGTTTTAATGCTTTATGTAAATAAGATACTACTCTTTTACGACCTTCATCTAATAAACCTGATGTTACATAAGATACTGAGTCAGTAGATAATTTTACACCAGAGTTTTGTGCTCCTGGTTTATCTTGATAAATGAAAAACTCTTCTACTTTCTTAATAACATTGGCGCCTGTCGTAGCATCTTTTTCTGCTTTGACATGTTTTACTTTTCTTACTTTAGCTGAATCTATAAGTCGTATGTCTTGTATACCTTTCTTTAAATTATTTTTATCTACTACTAGATGATGATATAATCTACCATCGATATACCAAGCTCTAAACATATCGTGACCGTTTTCATTAAAGTTTAACATAGCCACAATATCATCAAATTCTTCTCGTATTGCTTTCTTAATACGTTCTGGTGCTTCAATATTATCCATAGATATGTCTACAGATGATTCTAATTCGGATGCTGAGATAGCTTCGTTCACTATATCTTCTATAGCTTGATCTACCTCTGGGTGCATAGCTACACCTCTATATTTTCTAATTAATTGCCAATTATCTTTAGCTTCTGATTCGCCATCAAAATCAATGTATTGGCCATAGTGCGCACCACCAGCAGTAATATAACCTGCACCATCCGGATCTGTCGGAGGTACGATCGAGGGCAACTTTTGTTCTTCATCACCTTGGCGGGATCTTTTTATTTCGAACCCAAATATTTTAAATGTATTATCTGCCATTATGGTTCCTTACATAATTTAATAAAATAGAGGGGAAATTACATTCCCCTCTATATACTTATACGAGAATTAACTCGTTGTATTTGATTCCCAATATTGATAAGCCCACTCACAAGTAAACTCTTCAATAGCATCGTTAGTATCGTATGCTAGAGCGATCTCTCCAAGATTAACTGGAAATGCTCCTCTGAAGTTATATACTTTGATGACTTTCTCATCTCTATCGAGTTGCTCAATCTTAAGATCAGCTTGATAATCCAAAGGATTAACTAAACCGGTATTAGCTGAATGAGCGTTGATACCATTCATCCATCTTTCAAGGGCATTTCTTACAACGAAATCTGTATCATTGAAGATTGTAGTTGTCCATGAAGGGAATGTTCTGGTGCCAGTTACTTTCAATACTCTACCTCTAAATGGTACCTCGACGGCAGTCATTTCTGAAGTTGGTAATGAAGCTGATCTACACATAAACTGTGTAATCTCAGCATCGCCACCAGCAAAAGCTGGATAGTTGATGGTCGCCTTGAACAGATTAGCTCTTGCGCCACCACCCTTTAGTTTTGACTTAAAGTCGTCTACTCCTAATATTGCCATTTTATGATTCTCCTATAGCGCTAATTGTTAAACTGTACCTACGACTTCATCAAATGTGACACCTGATCTTACAGCTACGAAGTTTAATGTTACGTAGTTGATTGATCGTGCTGGTTTCACAAAGACTGAAGCAATAAACTCATTTCTATCAACGACAGCAGCTGTATTATTAGTATCATCACATAATACTCTGAAGTCGGTAATACCTCTTCTTCCTTTGATTTCTCTTAGGAATGGTTCGACTACATTGACAAATTCAGCGCGTGTGAACTCATCATTGAACTCGAACATAACGTTTTGTGCTGCTCTACCAATTGATCTCTCAATAGTTAAGAATAATCTTCTTACATTAATTCTATCGAAAGCTGAAGGTCTAGCAAGTTTAGTTTTATCACCAAACAATACAATACCTTGGCCTGCCAAGTTTATGATTGGGTTTACTCCAACTTTATACAACGTATCTCTTTGTGACTTAGTAGCATTGTAAGCTAATGAAGTGACACCTAAGTAATTACCTCTTCTTTGTCCTGCTGGTGAATACCAAGGAGCAGCTGACAAATCAGATAAAGCCATTACGCCTGCAGTAGACGAAGCAGCTGGTATATAAGTGTATACGTCATTATACTTATCGTATACTTTAAGCCAGTTATTATCCACTACGAGATACGATGTGTTTGTAAACTGGTTAGTTGTTGTAACAGAGCTAGTTACTGGGTTAGCCGCATTAACGACTGCAGCTCTGTTAGGGGATGATACAACTACACAATCTTTACGTGTTGATGAAGCTATGGTAACTAGATCATTAACTACAGTGACTTGATCAGCTTCTACTGACATTCCAGGTGCAATTAAGAAATCAACTTCATATTCTTCTGTGTTTTCAATTTCATCAAAACCAGTGGCTATTTTGCCAGTAGTTAATGTTGAAGAAACAACACCACCTGATAAAGAAAGAGCTTCAGAAGAATCTAAAGCAGCTGCTGAATCAAGTGCGCAATATATGTAGTTTGAGTTTTCATTAATAACATCTTGGAAGAAGTTAGATGTTCCGTCTGATAGTTTTGCACTAGCAGAAGTTCCTAAGAATGGGAATGTTTCTAATACAGTACCTGCTGTACCAGTAATCACACCGTCTTCGTCAGTAACTAGAACATGTACTTCAGCTGTAGATGAAGCTGCATCAAATTTAGCTAAATCAGAAGCGCCGAAGTTTACACTTGCGCCGTTTACTGAGTAACTAATTTTCAAAGAGTTACCAAAGTCGCCAGGATACCTAGCGACAAATTTTTCACCGCCACTGAAAGTGGTTGCATCAAAAGCATCCTTATTTCTAATTAATTGTGCGTCACCCACGTTATCAGCAGCGTTTACACAGCTATCTGATATTTCGCGAATCACATACAAAGAGTTAGAATATCTAAGGAATGCTGCGGCAGATAAATAATCTACATTATTATCTGTATCTGGAGTACCGAATACACTAGCTAATTCTGCTTCTGTTGAAACAAGAACAGGCTGTCTAACTGGACCCCAGTTAAAATTTCCTACAAATGCACCTGTGGTAGATTGAGCATTAGGCACTACGCCTGTTAGATCAACTTCTCTAAATGTAATTGCGGGAGATTGTGATGGAGTAAATAGTGCCATGACAGTTTTCCTTTTGTTTGTTTAGTAATAATAAGTTCATAATACGGAAGTTTTCATACCCTTTTATTTATAAATAACTGAAATTAGAGTTCATCCCAGCGATTTTTATCTATGGTATCTAATCCCCAACCTTCTTTATTTAATTCCGATTGCCAGTCTAAATGCTGTATATGTTCTTCTCCTGTATCTATATGTCCAAACGGAACTAGATCGTCCTCTATAGACTGGATCTGCCTCTTATAGAGCATGTCTTTAATGTTGATGTCAGTCATTTCTGCAAAGTATTCAGTAGTAATAAAATACCCAAACATAATTAAATTCATCATTAAATCATCGTGATTACCATCTGATGCTGAGTAAGATTGTCCTCTACCTACAAAGGTTGATATCTCAATAATGGTTTGTTGATCTCGTATGGCTAATTTTTTATTTTCTAATAGATCTTTACAAGCTGAACATCCTAAACGTTTAGTTCTACGAGTCATCTCAATACCAATAGCATTAGCTTTAATAGCAGAAGATACATGTACGTTCTCATATTCTAATTCATAATATAAACCATTACATACTACAGTACCTTGATCATTAGACTCTATCACCACGTAAGCATTGTTGTAAGAGATTGCAAATTTATAAATAATATTAGGAAAGAGCAAAGGAGATATATTGTTATTTCGATATACTGCGACTTGCTTGAACGGTCTCGTTGAGATGTCAATTACGTTAAACGTAGAATAATCCTGTCCTCTTCCTTTACTAACATCAACGGTCATAATATATTGATGTTTAGGATTAGTCTCTTCATAGATGAGACAATGGCCGTCTTCTAGAACCCTAGTTGGATTACTAGCACGAAGACTCATTAATGTTTCTGCATTGATTAAAGTATCCGCTGTTCCAAAGAAGGTATTACCAAATTCCTGATCGAATTGCAGTCGAGAAGTATTAGCTATAGTTTGTTGCTTCCATACTTCGTCTCTGCCTGGTACGTCATGCCAATCTACTCTGAATGGTTTATATTCATTGACGCCTTGTGTAGCGCCTTCCCATAACTTATGAAAAGTATTACCTAAACCATTAGCCGTAGAGGTAATAATAACTTTAGTTTCTTTACCAGATGATATTACAGGATAAGTAGATGTATAAAATTCTGCAGCTCTCTCAACGAAAGCAAACTCATCTAGATATAATAAGTTAACAGACAAACCTCTTATAGAAGAACCAGATGTGGCTCTAGCTATAATTCTACTATTATTACTAAATTCCACCGATCCTTTATTTAATACCTTACATCCAGGTTGTAGAAAGAAAGGTATGTTTTCTAACATAAGAGTAATACGACCTAGCATCTCTCTTGCTGTCTCACCTTTGTTAGCTAGTACGGCTACTGTCTTTTCAGGATTAAATAATACAAACCATAATAGATAAGCACATGCTGATATAGACTTACCTGACTGACGACAAGCTAATACAATATTAAAGCGATGATCATTGAATTGTTGAAACATTTGTTTTTGATAAGGATATAGATGAAAAGGAACTAATCCTCTATCTAATTGAATAACCTTGACGTATGTTTGAGCAAAGTATACAGGATCCTGCATACAACGTTTATATTCTAGTAGTTGTTCCTTGGTCCATTCTTGTTGAATGCCATCACGTTTAACATTACTATTACCAAGATAGGTTTCGTTACTCTGTTGATTCCACATCTATCACATTATCACTTTTCAATAACATTCTCTGTAGATCTACCGTAGTTAGAAATACGTTATTATTAGTTACAGCTTTCTCTGGTAAAGCTTTAGCTTTAATATCTTTTTCTTTCTTATTAAGATCCATAAGACGATCATTAATCTCAGCCATTTGCTTCATCATGTTTGATAACACTTCAAAAGCTCTAGGGTGTTCTGATTGTCTTGCCACTTCCATCATAAGATCCAAACTCTCACGACCTTTATCTAATAGTTCGTAATAAGTAGCTCGTGAGTATTTGTAATCATCATCTATATTTCTTTCATTATCCATTAGGCGCTATCCTGTACATTAACAATTGTTGTAGTAAATCCATAATCTGAATCAGCGTTAACACTTAACGGATCAGGTAAAGTAGTAATGGTCTCTAATAACATATCTGAATCAGACCATCCTGCACCTAAATTGTATACTGGATTAGTAACTTTACGTATAATCTTACTACCCAATGCACCAATATTTTTATAGAAGTTTACTTTCATTTCAAAATCTAGAGTGTATACAATAGTTCTTCTAGACTCTACTATACCCTCATAATCATCGGAAAAAGACACGCCTAATAAAACTAATGGTACATCTTCCTTAACAGTAGGAAAGTCGTCTAAAGGCTTTATAGTAACGGTATATTGAGGATTAAAGAAAGGTATAATCTGTTCTACTATTTGTAAAGCATCGTCTTGTGACTTAGCATATACATTTAGTTGCATACCTATATTATAAGGTACAGCGGTATAAATCTTATGTCGATTAGTAATAGAATCTGTTACGGGTTTTGAAAAAGATTGTGTTTTAGATAACTGTCGAGTTGCATCATAAGCTATCGAAGTTATTTCAAATGACATACGAGGTAACTTAATAGCTACAGCTCGTTCCATAGCCTCACCTGCATTCATTTGAGCAATACGTTCTATAAATTTATTTTTATTAGCGTAAGATAAAGGTACTTTAACTGTATCTACTACAGCACCTGATGAGTTCTTTCTAATCACATACAAATTATTAAACAATGAACCAAATAGTGCTACTGACTTTCTTATTCTTTGATAATAGAAATGTGTACCGAACATTATTGCATATCTCCAAATGGATTACCTTCACTAAAATCTATAAACGATACTTCATAATCATCAAAGGCCGTATTCTGCGCAGTATTCTGAATGCTTTGTAATTCTGCTACTAAGCTAGGTGTCGCCACATTACCAGAGGTACTACCAATTACTTGTCTAGTAGTTACAAAAGTATGGAATTGACCATCGTCAGCGCCAACATGTGCAAGATATAATTTATCATCCGAATCAGACCATTTAACAACTTCACCAGATATAACCGTACCATCAGTTAATGTTTGTGTAACAGTTTCACCTATAGTGTAGTTACCTATAGTACCATCTGAGTCCATAGTTAATAACCATTGGTAAGCGAAATTCTTTTCTATAGCATCAATAGCATCAATACCAGTATCCAAATCTTCATCATTGTATTCAAACAATTCTGCTGTGATTCTAAATACAGGAAGATTCTTTAATTGATAGAAAGGTCTTTCATCTTCTACTTTACTAATTTTAAATAAAGAACCAGATAGTGGTAAGAATAATAAATCACCTTCTTTAGGACGATAATATTGTACAGTACCTTCTGCATTAAGAATAGGTTTAATTCGTTGATTCCAAGATCGTTTAGATATTACAAAATTAGCAACGTCTCGTATCTCTACTCCAAATTTAGTAAATAGATCTCCATCTCCATCAAAGCCATCTATATTCTCAATATACATTTCTAGTTTATGATTGGATCCAAAAGTAGCAGGAATCTCATCATTGAGAATAGTATCGTAACGTACTTGTGTACGTGGAAGATAATAGACGTCTTGGCCGTATATCTTTAGAGCTTCAACTACTATATCTTCATAGAGTATTTGCTCTGAACGCCTGCCTTGAGAAAAATAAGGATTTAATGGCATGGCTTAACCTACAAAGAAGTCCGGAGGTAATTCATTTTCCATTCGCATAGTTTCTAAAAGTTTTTCTAACTCTGCGGTTGCATCATCATAAAATTGTCTTCCGTTTAAAGTTACTCCTCCAGGTAATTGCATACCTTCAAATTTAATTAGGTTTTGGCCCCATTGTTGTTTAATAAGTTGTGTAGTATAACTTTTAATAAACTTATCATTGTATATAGAAGTAGCTGTATTTGGGTCTATAATTTGATATACTTCAGCTACAATATAATCTCCTGCTTGTATATCTTGATCTGCAAAGTCGCCGAAAATGTATAATCTATTTTCTTTTCTGGAGAATTGTACTTGCGGAGTACCACTTAACTTCATATCTAATAAAGATAAGTATTGTTGCATTTGTTCATAGTAAGCCATATCTCCTGCGTAAGTAGATAGATCGGCTACATCATTTAACATCATTTGATACTTAATATCAAAAAAGTTAAAAGAAGTATTAAAAGTAGTAGATATTGGAAATAGTTTAGAGATGTATATGATATTGCTAGATACAGAAATATACTCATTAGCAACATCAGTAGCGGTTACTAAGTGTTTTAAATATATTTTCTTAGTAGCATCAGAATGATATTCTTGATATACTTGTAAAGCATCATCTACTTTATCTTGTAGTTGATCTTCATCTACGTTAATTTCAATGACAGGTTCACCTAATCGCCTTAGGCAAAAGTCAATTAATTGTCTGCGTGTTGCTGGTGATGACATGTCATATACCCTTTAATATTATTTATCTATATTTATACTTCGTGAGTACCATTAAACATAGGATGATTAAACTCTGATCTACCTTGGCTACTCCATACATGAAATGGTAATACTTCTAAAGGTTCATCTTTAGTTTTAAAATGATGTGGTACCATAGGATCAATAATTAATACATCATGTGGTTCTAAAGCAATAGTTTCAGATTTTGTTGGAGTACCATGTATACAAATACCGGAGCCTGATTTAACATATACTATTCTTGCAGTAGAATGTATATGATGTGCTTGTTCTGCAGTATGTGGAGGCATATACAAATATTGCCAAGTAGGATCACCTGATCGTATAGGAGGCAATAACTGTGAAGTAGCGCAACCATTAATATAAGGTAAAGAAGGTAATACATTAACACTACTATCACGATTCCAACTTTTGTATCCTGGTACCACAATACCCAATAAAGAAGCTCTGGCTCTATCTCTTCGAGTATATACTTTACTACAAGAAAAATTATCTGCAACCCATATAGTCCATTTAGATTTAATATCATGTGTTCCTATATACACTTTATAATCATATAGTTCACGAACATCTGTAGGTGATACAATAATAGTATCATCTATTGCATTGTACTTTCGTATTATCGGTATGTAAGTCGACATAAAGATCCGTCCTTAGTTTTAGTAGCGCAATAAGTTTCATCACATCCTCGCGTGCGCAAATAGTTTCTAATAGCTAGTTTATAAGTAGCTTGCTCGTATTTAGCATTCTCTTCGTAATGATTCATAGCCCATCTTTGTAAGTCTACATCATCATAAAAATGTAAAACATTACTTAAAGGTGGTATAGGTAATAGTCTCCATAACATACCCATTCTTAATAATACATCTTGGTATTTACAAGTAAAATTAATAGCCCATACCCACTCTGCATAAGTAACAGAGGCTTTAGGTTTATTAAGAAATGTTAGTATGGTAGGATCTAATACTTCTTGTACTTCTCCAGGTACTACATATTCATAAGGTTTCTGCCTAGTTTCAAATGATCTACAATAACCCTTAACTGAACCAAATATCTGATCTCCAATCTCTCCTGTAATTACTAATAGGTTAGGAGTATCTTCTATAAATTTTCTAAATTCAAAATCTTTATCATGTGGCATACCTAAAAAACCAGTGTAAACATATTCTGCTGTCACTAATGGAAATTGCCCCGCTAGTATCTCTGCTGCTAACTTAGGATGTTCTCCTATAGCATGATGATTGATATGTATATGAAAAGGCACGCCAGCGGCTACTAAAGCATAAAAGGCGCAAGTAGAATCTAATCCACCCGACCACATTAATACTACTGTTTTATTCTTAGTAAGTTCTCTAATGTAATCTGCGCGTGCTGCAATAAGAGTATTGAAATCCGCTGTCTCTTTACTATGAGGCACAGGAGATACTATTTTGTATTCTTTAGATCCAATAAAAGTTTTAGTACGATCTACTAAATAGACTTCAAAGAAATTGCGAATAATCTTTTCTTGTTCATTGATAGTATGATATAGCGTGGGATGGTAGGGGCCATAATCCTTTATAAAAGATACATAATCTTTACGTAATCGTAATTCCATAACAAAAATTATTTATTAGTTTAATAAAGTACCGCTTGCATCATAAACATTTATTCTATAGTATGAACCTTCTTGTCCATCAAGCTTGTCTGCGTCTAATAATGTACCAGCACCATCAACTGTTAATAAAGCTGTTAATATTTCTGAAGCGGTAGAGTAAGTCTCGTTAAAGTTAATGACGCCAGTACCTGAGTTATAAGTAATATCACCTGTGGCGCTAATATGAGCTCTAACTTCACTTGCACTTGGACCTGTATAGGTAATAACACCTGTACCTGAGTTATAAGCAAGAGAACCATCTCCACCATTATCTGTGACGCTAATTAATCCTCTGACTTCACCGTCTGTTCTTTCAGTAAAGCTTATAACACCTGTAGATGAATTATAAGATAGGTCGCCACCAGCGCTTAAATGAGCTCTTACTTCAGCTGCACTAGGTCCTGTATAA